TTCTAACTTTTACAGAGGCTCCTGCAGCAAGTATGGGCATTTTCATTATCTGGCTAGGAAAACAATTAGCTAGTCCAAGAATAATGTCCGATAGTATTACAGCACATACTGATTTAGGAGCTATTCCAGCATCAGATGATTATTTTGTTATATATGATACAGATGTTAGTGAAGTTAAAAAAGTTGCATATAGTAATGTCCACGTTGGCATTGCAGATATGCCTGCTAATTCGGTTAAGGTAAGAGATGCAAACACTACTGGTACTCCGTCTGATAAGACAGTTGCAGATACACAGTTATTGATTGGTGATGGTACAGGGTTTACTGCTGCTACATTATCTAGTGATGTAACAATGGCAAACACAGGTGCAGTAACAATTGCGGCTGATGCAGTTACATATGCTAAGATGCAAAATCTTGGAACTGCAAATAGAGTTTTGGGTTCTGCTAGTACAGGTGTTATAGGTGAAGTGCAAATTGCTACAGACATGGTTGCTGATAATGCAGTAACCTTAGCCAAAATGGCAGGCCTTGTAAGAGGCAAGATAATTGTCGGTGATGCATCTGGTGATCCTTCAGCACTAACAGTAGGAACAGCCGACCAAGTTTTAACTAGTAATGGTACTGATGCTGTTTGGGCAGATTCAGTTGGTGGTGCGGCGTGGGTAATCAAGACTGCAGCATATACTGCTGTTGCTGGTGATGGTGTCATGGTAGATACATCTAGTTCTGCAATCACAATAACTTTACCGGCAGCTGGAGTACTTGGAGATTTTGTAAGAATTATGGATGTAACAGGTGATGCTGCAACTAATAATATTACAGTAGGTCGAGCAGGTCATAATATTCAAGGTGCGGCTGCTAATTTAACTATTGCAACCAACCGAGCGGCCATTGGGCTTGTTTATGCTAATGCGACAGAAGGTTGGGTGTTAATTGAGAACTAATAAAAATAAATATGGAGATAATAGATAATGGCTAAATTAAAATATATAAAGCCTGACTATCTCGGGGTAGATGACGCTAAGGATAATGCTGCAATTGCAATGGCTAGGGCCACGACAGCCGGCAGTATGTCTAAAGTTGATATGATAAATGGCATCTCAGATGGATTTGTAAATACTAACGGTATTGATACAGGTGCAAGTACAGATGTTTATATAGATCCTGCTAAACATTGTCGTGGTGGTGTATCGGTAGCTAGTGGAACTCAAGATTGGAAAATTACTGGCGGTGTAAAAGAGTTTACTTGGACGGCCCCGGGTGGTTTAACATCTCTATCTAATGTATTAGTTGTTGCCGGTGGTGGGGGCGGCGGAGCATCTGGTGGTGGTGGTGGATCAGGCGGCCTTGTCTATAAAACTGATCATCCGGTAACCGGTAGTAGTAATTATACTATTACTATTGGAGATGGTGGTGATGGTGCACCGGGACAGCCGACCAGTCAAAAGGGAGACGATGGTGAAAATACTGTCGCCTTTGGTATGACTGCCAATGGTGGAGGTGGCGGTGGCGGCGGCGGTAGTTCCGGCCAAGGTCGTGATGGCGGAAGTGCTGGTGGAGCCGGTGGGACTGTAAACATGTATGGAGGTTCCAAAAACCAAGCAGATTCTGGTGGCGGAACTGGATATGGTAATGACGGCGGTGATAACACAAATAACCCCTACCAAGCTACGTCAGGTGGTGGTGGTGCTGGCGGCTCTGGTAATAACCCCAATGGCGCACAAACACACAATAATCGGCCTACCACAGGTGGTAATGGTGGTGCGGGGAAAGATTATAGTTCAGAATTTGGAACAAGTGTTGGTGATGATGGTTGGTTCGCCGGAGGCGGAGGTGGTGCCGGCGGCGGAGTTTACGGTGGATTATATGGTTGGGGTAATAACGGCGAAACCGGTAAGGGCGGTGGCAGCCATGGTGGCTCACCTGGAGGTGGAACCCAGAAAGGAAACGCAATTGATGCAATAGAGCATACTGGTGGTGGTGGAGGAGGTGGCGCACCATGGAATTGGTATGGCGCAGCTGGAGATGGAGGGTCTGGTGCTGTTGTGATCAAGTGGGCTGCTTTTGAATCGTATGATGATATGAGTTTAATTTCAACAGCAACAACAGCGCAAGCACAACCTGAACAGGCAGACATTGTTTTAACTTATAGCAATGGCTATGGAACAACTACAGTAGGAACTGATCTCAGAGCATACGTTTCTAGGGATGATGGTGCTAACTATACTGAATTTACTTTAGTTACTAAAACCCCTGCTACAGGAGAAATTGTGGTTGTTGCACATGGTTTAGATATTTCAGGACAACCAGCTGGAACATCCATGAGATATAAAGTTACCACACACAATCAATCAGCTAACAAATCTACTTGGCTCCATGGAGCTAGTTTAACATGGAGATAATCTTTGAACTTTATTGCTTTATCTGGATTACCCAGAACAGGATCAACTCTATTATCTGCAATTCTGTCACAAAATCCTAATATTCATGCTGAAGGTAATAGTGCAGTATGTCAGTTAATGTGGGTCATGCATAAATCTTGTGAAGTTTCTGAGCAATTAAAGGCAAGCCAAAGATATCAAGATCAAGATGTTCTAGTTTCTGCAATTCCAAAACTCTATTATCGAAACACGAAGGCTGAATACATCGTAGATAAATGTCGGTCGTGGACACTTTCTCTGAATACAGAGATGATAAAACGATACATCACAAAGAATCCAAAAATAATTGTTATGACTCGACCGGTGGACGAAATTCTAGATTCTGTCTTGCGAGTTTACAAGGATAATAATGTAGTCGTTGATAAAGATTTTATAGCTAAAAAGTTATTTGAGCCGGGATCAGAACCTCTTATGAGAAGTTTAGATGGTGTTAAGTATGCTCAAAAAAACAACAATGGAGAGTTTTTATTTATTGAATACTCTGACCTTATTGCTGATCCAAAAGAAACCATAGAAAGCATTTATAAATTTTGTGATATAGAATCATTCAAACACAACTTTCAAAAAATAATCAATAAGCATCCGGAGGATGACGATCTTTATGGGTTAAAAAATATACATAAAGTTTATCCATCCATACGACAGAAAGTGCAACCTGATATACATCCTCACTAGATAAATAGTATAAATAGTTAGAACAAAAAGAGAATAAAATTATGGCACAAACTACAAATTCTAGTGGCGAGACAGTTGAAATCGGTCCCGGCACAAGCCACTTGGGAATAAGCGATACCTATACCTATTTGGATGGAGAAAAATTTATCGGAGAATGGAAGGGAGGCTTACCGTGGAACGGAACCAGAGAGGATAAAGATGGGAACGCAATTGCAACTTGGACAAATGGTATCTGGTCAGCTGCCTAAATTAACTAAAAGTATAAATAATTAAGAGAATAAAAATATGGCAGCTCATAAAGAAGGCCGAGTTGCTCCTGATAGTTATTTTGTAAAACAAGCAGAAGATCAAGCAATAGGTCAGTTAGAAGAAGAAACACAAACCAAACTATCAGAATCTGATAGTAAATCTATGTTTGCTAAGATGAAACAACTTCGCGAATTACGTATGCCTATTTGTAAAGCGTGTGAAAATTATAGACCTTTACTTAAACAATGTAAACTTTGTCAATGTATAATGCCTGTTAAAACATCTTTTGAATTTTTTCATTGTCCTATAGACAAATGGTAAATTATTTTACTAATTCTTTAGCAAAATTACGCATAATAAAAGAATCTTTTGAATTATCGTATATAGTACGAATTTTATCACAATATCCTCTATTTAATAAAATATATTTTGCACCATAGTGTAAAGGTTTAGGTACGCAATCTAAACTACACCAGCAGTATCCGCCAGTTTCTTCATTTAATTTTGGATGGAATTCAGTAGGAACAGTAGCAACATACGTATGATATATAAAAGTATCATCCTTACTTGTAAAAGTATGTAACGGATATATTTTACCAATCATTGGTATAAATCCAATTTCTTCGTCTATTTCTCGTAGCAATGCATCAATAGGTTTTTCGCCTTCTTCAGATTTGCCGCCCCAAAACGACCAAGTTTTAGGATGATTACTTGTTGTTGATCTCAATTGTAAACAAATATTTCCGGTTGTATTACTAAGAAAAAAGCATCCACTTGCATGTATCATAAATAAATTCTCCAAAAGCCGCCTCTGTAAATTCCTTCATATGAATCAATCCATTCTGTTCCAGTCCATTCATATTGTTTACTTGTTGTATTATTAACAACATATTGTGTTGTGCTTGTAGCACTAGAATCAAAAGATACAACCCAAGCACTACCATTAAATTCGATAATATCATTTGTATTACCTGCCGCTGTACCCCATGCTCCGCCACCAGGTACATGATCTAATATTAAATATCTTTGTCCAGTTGCTGCCGCTGGTAAATTAGTACCAGGTCCACTTGTTGTTGGATCTATTATAGCATTAACAGGACTTAATGTACTACCTGGAAGTGTATCTGTATCTAAAGTAATAGTTAATTTATTAATTATTGTAGGATGAAATTCTATAGTACCAATAACATCATTTAATACATTACTAGGATCTGCATCTCGTTTAAATCTTATTTGTGATATACCCGGGCGGGTGAGTCCAAAATCATCTAAATAACTTTTCCAAGATAATATATCTCCTGCATCATTTGTTTCTGCGCCAGTTGGATATAATAATGTAGCTTCATTATTTAAAAATTTAACCTGGTTATTTGTATGTGTAGTAATAACATATTGTGTAGGTGCGCCTGGTACTAAATTTCCATCTCTAAATGAATCTAATTCTGCATCAGACATTTCTTGTAATTTAGATATAATTGTATGTATAATAGTTTGTCTATGAACTTTTGCGGGAGGATTAAGCCATATAGGTGTTAAAAATTGCACTGTAGCAACATCTATTATATCATCTACACCTACAGGAACTTGTCTAATAGACCAATTTACATTTGTCATTTCTGTATATGTTAATGCAGACCAGTCAAATTCGTTATCACTTGTCATAATATTTACAGACGGATTAAACAAAACTAAAAGTTGTTCTATAATTTGTAATTTTTGATCTGTATTAGAAGACCACACATCAACATTAAATGTTAAGTTATATGGCACTGGCATATATCTTTCAATTGTATATGTATCTCCTACTTCCTCTTTATATGTACTAGTTGTATCGTCAAATGCTTTTTCATAAACTTCTACCTTTTCGACATGTTGAGGATATTGGCGCCTCTCCGGCGTAAATGCTAAATCTGTTATATATACTGATAACATGGGTACTACATTCATCATGTTTTCAGAATTTTGTTTCATAACATGTGACGCCATACGAGATGAGTCACCATATCTAACAGGTATTTTTTGAAACAAATCATTACCTGCATCATCTTTTCCCATCTTTACAGAAAATTCACTAAACAATCTTATAAATTGTAAAATGTATCTGCGTATTTGTTCATCATAAAAATATAGCATTATACGTCACTCTTTGGTTTAATAACTTTACTTAAAGGTTGTCTTTCGTTAAATTCTTCACTATCAATAATTGCTGTTTTTGCGTCATTTACAAAACTTTCTGCATTATATGTACGTTCGCTCCAAGTTTTTGTGCCTGGTACATTATCATATAACCTATGCCATTTTGTTCCACGTCTAACAAATAATCTATGTGGACTAAAATCATTTCTTACAAAATAGTCACCCTCATGTGCAGTTGCTGGAAATGCTATACCTTGAGGTATAGTTTCTCCCATGTATTCATCATATGTTGCAGGATCTGATGCTGATTCATAATTAAACAAATGTTCAGTTAACGGTACACCTGTTGGATTATCATCTTCGGCTGACTCTACAATTGCTTCGGAAATATCAAATTCTATAGGAGCAGTTGATAAATCAGCAGCTAATGAATCTGGATCAGCCGCAGGTGAACCATCTGGTCCCGCTTCACTAAATCCAATAATATCTTTGTATTCTTGACTATCGGTTATTGGTGCAGCTTTAACACGCCAAATATGTGGAAACCATGTTTGTGAAAAACCTTCCGCTCCACGTGATGCATCTTGTACAACGTAAAATTTATTAATTGCATCCGCATTTGGATCTAATAATAAGTCGTCTCTTAAATGAGGTAATTCAAATACATCACCTGGCATTAACTTACGACCAAGTTTTTCTACCATATCATTAATATGGAAGTTTATAAAAAGAACATCATTGCTTAAAAATAAGCCAAATTGTGTTAGATCAAAATCATTATCACCTACATTATATACACCACGAAGTTCGTAAATGTCTTGATCATATTTACGATCTCTGGTTTCTAAAAATAGCAAATCTTGTATATCTATTTCTGTAGACCCACCACTAGCTGTATAGTTTGGTTTAGATGGATCATTTGTAGCACCTTGTTCTTCTGGTCCTAGGTACTTATGTACCAAAAAGGCTGTACCACCTATAAGGAACTGCTCGCGAATAGAATTGTCTATAAAATTAAAATCATTAGACTTATGTTCTCGCCACAATGATAGTCTTGGCATATTATTTTACCTCTTATACATATTTATCTTGACAAATATTTAAAAATTTATTATTATAGTACTATATAATATATTATGATGATATATAGTAATTATGAGTCCTAAAGTGCTTGGAATTAAAATTCCGAAGAAAAAGCGGAGAACAAGTAAGTCTCAACACCTTGCTTATACCGGCGAAGAACCGGATTGGGAGGTGTTTATGCAAACCAATCCCGATAAAGAAGCAATACATCGCGAACGAACCAGGAGTTATGATTGGTATAATTATTATCATAAAAAAAGTAGTTCATTATTTCGTGACGTAGAAAAATGGATGAAGGATAACAGTTATACAAAGGAAGATATTAAAGCATGGAAAGCAGCTGATGCATGGCGTACTTCAATGACTGTGGCATCTTCTTGTAAATTACTTAACAATGGCATGCCGGATATTATATTACAACCTTATAATGAAGAAGTAGAACCTAAACCTGTAAGTGATTATATAAAAAAATCACTTAAAGAAGTAATAGAAGTAGGCTATAAACAGTTAGAAGAAAAAATTAAAGAAACAAAAAATACTAAGGAGAAAGTAGTAGTGTCTATTCAAGAAAGAATGAGGGAAATATCTGCTTTTATGATAGAAGATATAGAATCTAGTGTTGACATATTTCATGATGATATAACAAAATTTAACTTAAAAGAATTCGAACCTATTACAATATTGCGTCAAAAAGATGCAAAAGCAAATCATGCAAGAATAATAAAAACTTGGTATCAATCAGATGGTGCTGATTATGAATATCTCGTACATCCTAACAAAAATAAAAATAATGATCAAGATCAATTAGATGAAGCATATGGACATTTATCAAAAGTAGAAAAAAAGAAGGCAAATGACTTTTATAAAAAAATAGTAAGTGCATGTGATATTGTTATTAACGAACAAAAAGTTAGACGTAAGCCTCGCGCCGTTAAAGCAAAGCGAGCAGAAGATGTAATTAAAAATCTTAAATTTCAAATGAGTGATGTTTCTTACGGAATAACATCTGTTCCTCCTGTAGAAATAGTTGGTTCTGTTTTAACTGTAATTTTTAATACAAAAACACGTAAGATAGGATTATATATTGCAGAAGATTCTAGTGGATTATCGGTTAAAGGAACAACAATATATGGCTATAATGAAGAAATATCTGTACAAAAGACTTTACGTAAACCAAAAGATCAGTTAAAATTATTTAATGTTGCTAAAACAAAACTAGTAAAAGAGTTCAAATCTTTAAAGACAGCAGATACTAAATTGAATGGTAGAACAAACGAACATTGTATTATACTTAGGTGTTTCAAATAAATACAACTATAGGAGTATAATATATGGCAGCTCGAGACGATTTAACAAAAGAAATAGAACTCAGGTTAGGCGGAGGAATGGTCGATGTTGAACTAGATCCGGAGCACTATAATTTAGCAATAGATAAAAGTTTAGAAAAATATCGACAACGAAGTGAAAATGCTGTTGAAGAAAGTTTTCTTGTCTTACAATTAAAACTTGATTTAAATGAATATACATTACCTTCAGAAGTTATAGAAGTAAGACAAATTTATCGTAGAGCAGGAACAAGTATATCTAGCGGAGTTGATATTGAACCATTTGAAGCTGCATATTTAAATACATATCTACTACATAGTGGTCGAGCAGGAGGCATGGGCGTATATGATGCACTTGCACAACATGTAGAAACATTAGGTAGATTATTTGGTGCATATTATAATTTTACATGGAATACAGTTTCTAAAAAATTGACTATTCATAGAAAAATTAAAGCAGTAGATGATGTTATACTTCATGTATATAATTTTAGGCCAGCGGATAATTTATTAATAGATGAATATGCTAGACCATGGCTTAAAGACTACGCATTAGCACAATCAAAATTAATGCTTTCAGAAGCAAGAGGTAAATTTGCTCAAATTGCTGGCCCCCAAGGCGGAACATCATTAAATGCAGAAACTTTAAGAACAGACGCCCAAGCAGAAATAGACAGACTTGAACAAGAACTAACACTTTATAGTGAGGGTGGCACACCAGCGACATTTGTTATAGGATAATATGATAATAGGCCTTTGTGGATTTGCAGGCTCAGGGAAAGGAACTCTTGCCGATATTTTGGTAGAGAACCACAACTTTCGTAAAATCAGTTTTGCAACTAAATTAAAAGATGTAGCATCTGTTATGTTCGGATGGGATCGTGATCTGTTGGAAGGTATTACAGACGAAAGTCGCGCATGGCGTGAAGAAATAGACGAATATTGGAGCAACGAGTTAGAACAAGAAGTTACTCCCCGTATAGTATTACAAATATTTGGTACGGATTGTGTTCGTAACAACTTACATAATAATATTTGGGTTAG